TTGTTGCTGGCGTCGGCCTTGGGCAAGTCGCCGCCAAAGCCTTCACCGCAGTCCTTGATTCCGCCTTCGCCGCCGTGCGTGGCACGATCCAAGGATTCACCGACGCCCTCGACCTCGGCGGCCGCCTATCCGACCTCTCCGCCTCCACGGGCGAGACGGCGGGCAAGCTCCTCATCCTCGAGCGCGCTTTCGACAATTCCGGCATCGGCGCGGACAAAGTCGGCTCCTCGATCGCGAAGATGCAAAAAAATATCGAGGACGCCCGCGATGGCTCTGGCACCGCCGCGAATGCCTTCGCCGCCATGGGCGTCTCCGTGGACGAACTCGAAGGCAAGCTCCCCACCGAGCAGTTCAAAATCCTTTCCTCTGGCATCAACTCGATTGACGACCCCACCCAGCGCGCCGCCGCCGCCATGGGAGTCTTTGGCAAATCCGGCGCCGAACTCCTCCCTCTCCTCACCAATCTCGACGGCGAGCTCGGCGAAGCCCGCGACACCGTCGGCTCCATGGCCGAGATCATGGACCGCCGCAACGCGACCTTCGACGCCGTAGGCGACCGCTTCAAAACCATCGGCGAAAAAGTCCGCGACTTTGCCGCAGGCATCCTCGACAAAGCCCTTCCCGCGATCGACGCCATCACCTCGGCCCTCTCCCGCATCGACGCCGCGAAGATCGGCCAAAACCTCGCCGACGCCTTCCTTGGCGGCCAAAAAGCCATGTCGGGATTCCAGAGCGCCGTGGATGCCATTTCAGTCGGTGAACTCGGCCTTGCATTCAAAGCCTTCTTTGAATCCGCAAAGCTCCAGGTCATGCAGACCGGCAACTCGATTATCAACATTTTCTCTGCCGCTTTTGATACCGTCGCCGAAACCATCGCCAATGTTTTCCGCTCCGATGGCCCCACGCTGATGCTCATCAAATCGGCGTTCGATTTCGTCGCTGGATATGTGAAAGAAAAAGTCGCCGGGTCTCTCGCCGATACTTTTGCAGGCATGGGGCCGATGTTTTCTGGCATGGCCGAGAGCCTAAAGCAAAGCGCCGAGGCCGGAGCAACCTCCGCCGAACTCGCCCTCCAACGCATCCCCATCGCTGCCGAACTCGCCGCCGAAGACATCGGCACCAATCTCGCGGGGAGCGTCGATCGTTTTAAAGAAAACCTCTCCGAAGCAAACACTGAGTTTTTCAATACATCAGAGCAGGCCCAAAAAGTCGCCGACATCGAGGCCGAAATCGCCACGCGAGTCGGCGCCACCAACGAACAGCGCGTTGCTACCACCGCACAAACCGAAGCCGAAATCGCCAAGCGCCAAGAACTCCGCGCCGCCGCCGAAGCCGCTGCCGCCACCGAACAAGCCAACGCCGTCGCCCTGGTCGAACTCGAGACCGCCATCAACGCAGCCAAAGCCGCTGGCAATGAGCAACTCGTCAAGACCCTTGAAAGCGAAAAGCAACAACTCGAAGGCCAGCAGGAAATCGCCAAGCTCACCGAGGAATACAAGACCAAGCTCGGCGTGAATGCCGACGAAGCCGCCCGCCTCGCCAACAATTTTGTCAACGCCAAAAACGCCGCCGCCTCCATCGGCGACACCAACGCCGTCGTCACCATCACCACCACGGTGGACGACACTGCTTACAGGGATCTCTTGGCTAGCCTCGCAGTTAATGCAGACCCAAAAACCATCGCCGTCGCCCTCGAAGTTACGGGCAAGGACAACATCAACGATGCGTATCTGACTCTCCAAAACATGGAGCAGATCAACAAAAACTTCCAAACTAGTTTCGAAACAATTGGCGCAGGAAGTCTCGAAGAAGTCCGCCAAAACCTCGAAGGCATCCCCACTGAAGCCCAGAAGCAACTTGCTCTCCAGATCACCGGCGAGACTGACATCGACCGCGCCATCGGCAAACTCGACAGCTTCACGGGAACAAAAACCGCCAAAGCCCTCCTCGAAACCCAAGGCTTCGAAAAGATGGATGACCTCCAAAACGCCCTCAAAGGGGTCGTCGGCGAGAAGCGCACCAAGATGATCGTGGAATCCCTCGGGGTGAAAGACGCCGAAGCCGCCAAGGAAGCCCTCGACGCCATCCTCAACGCGAACGGCAAAAAAGCCACCATCACCGCCGACGCCGACACGACCACCGCGGAGCAAAAGATCGCCGACCTCTCCACCAAAACCGCCACCGTCCCCCTCGACGGCGACACGAACCCGCTGAAAGAAACCCTCTCCGCCTTCTCCGCCGGAGCCATCAAGCTCACCCTCGACGCCGCCGATTCCATCGCCGCCATCCGCACCGCTCTGGCCGAACCGATCAAGATGACCCTCGACGGCTCCGGCGGCGGTGGCAGCGAGGGCGGCACCTCCAGCCTCACCGGGCTTGTCGAAGACATCAAAGGCCTCATGACCGAACTCAACCGCAAACTCCCCAGCCCTGTCCTGACATGACGCTCTACAAATCAATCGAAGACTGGATCCCGCAGCCCGGCCGCATCACGCGTTCATGGAGCAGCGGGCTCGTTTTGATCCAGCAGGAATTCATCGGAAGCATTTCCGACAATGGATTGGTGGCCACCGAGGGCGACGCGTTCCCTGGCGACGACGCAGGCACCGGAGCCAAAGTTTACGGAGTCCCCGAATACCGCGACCTCGGCAACGGTCTACAGAGCGCCGTCGTTTCGGCTTATGGCATTGTGCCTGGCAAAGCGGGCGTCGAGACCCTGACAGAGATCAGTTTTTCTGTGGCGACCTTACTTTTTAAAGTTTTAAGATCAGACCCCGATGCTCCGCCGGAGCTTGTTTTAAGAGACGACGCCAGAACTTTTTCTGTATTAATAACCAACAAAAAATTTGCAAAGCCTTTTCTGAAAAGTTCTCCGTCAATTATTTCCACCCCGGCGAATGATGATGAATTTAAAATTTTGGCGATCGGCCCTATCGGCGCAATAGCCGCCGGCGCCTCTCTAAAAGGTGCCACCTTCACGGTCAGCCAAATCTTTCCCGAAATTACGCCCGCGTGGTCTGGAAACCATGCCCCCATTCCTTTGATTTCAACGATTGCGTTTGCGCAGGGGAATTCCTATGAATACCGAAACTTTGGCGATATTATTGAGTCAAGTGCGACCTTTTCAGTGATACCTCATGAAATAGACTTCGGACAATTTCAAGTTCCGCAAACGCCATGAACTTACCAGTGAATTTTGCGGATCTGGCAAAAGCCGCGAACACCTCGGCCAGTGGTGCTTATCCGTATTCGCTGAAGGGCGCCGACCTCGACAAAAATTTCAACGCCGTCGCCATCGATATTCCCATTTCATGGGTATCAGGAGGCGCAAACGGCCAGCGAATCCTGAATCTTCCCCCCGTGCCGGGAGAAGGCACCCATGTCCTCGGCGCGGTGAATGGCTCGCTGCAATGGATCTCAACGGAGGAATGCTAGCACAAGTCTTAAGTCTTAAGTTTGTAAGTTTTAAGACTGACCACCGAGGCAATCACGAAAACCGCCACTTAATACTTAATTCTTAAAACTTAAAACTCTCTCCCATGACCCTCGGCCGCACCTCAGACAACAAGATCAAGATCAAGACCGACTCCCCCGGCATCCGCGCCGTCGAGTGCGCGTGTTGTGTGGGGGGGTGTTCATGTAGTTTCATCTCAATTAGAGGGCCTCTATTAAATGTCTTGAGGGAAACTATAACCGGAACTTGTAATGGGCAATCGCCGACACAATGGAGTGGGCCTTCCGCTTTCTACTCCTACTTATGGCTGGCAGAATGGTATATTCAAGGCGCAACCTATGAGGATGAGTGGGGTGATACAGTGACTGATATAGACTATTATTTTGCAATTATGTATGAAAATAATTGTTTCAGAATGGGTGGTGACACTTTAGTGAGCAGTATAATACACTCCGGAGAATTCTCTTCTATAGCCTGCAACTGCACAAGTGGAATGATATGCGCTGACACCAATTTTACAATTAACGGAATTTCGTTCCCTGCATATACTGAAAAATTCCCCCCGCCAAATGATCGGTCCCCCGCCCCTCCGGTTTTTGTTTTTTCATGACCCTACCGCCGCATATCCTCGCCAGAATCCCCGAGCGAATCCGTGCCCGCCGCGAAGAAATGTTCCGGGTTATGCAAGCCACAGGCCGCTTCGCCAGCTCCGGCTTCGCAACCACGCCACCCGAAGCCCTCGCCACCCGCGAAGCCACCTGCCGCGCCTGCCCCGAATGGGACGCCGCCGCACTGAACGCCACCGGCCGCTGTCGCAAGTGCGGCTGCTCGACCTGGGCCAAGCTCCGCATGGCCACCGAGCGCTGCCCGCTCGGCAAGTGGGAGGCCGTCTCCGTGTCCTCTGTGTCCTCTGTGGTCAATCCCTCCGAACCGCTCCAGAAATAGCTCGGAGAGCCGCTCGATTTGACACCCGCCGCTCGCTTGAGCGGCATGAAACTTTTCCTAGACTCCAAAGCCCGGCGGTTCATTAAAAGCGCCGCGTCGAATGTCGCGCTCCAGACGCTCGTCCTAAAACGCCGCGACCAGGTGCCGCTCGAGGTCATTTTCGTGGAGAACGGCGTGGCCGTCTCGCCCGTCCTCGGCACGCAGACCACCGTCGCCCTCAAGACCTCCTTCTCCGACGCCAACTTTCTCGCTCTGGCGGCGCCCGGCCAAACCATCCTCGATCTAAACACCGTCCCGGTCGAGGCCGCATTTTCCTCCGATCCTGCCAGCATCGCCGCCTTCCTCGAGGTCAAGTGGACCGCCCCGAGCCAGGCATTGCGCACCGCCACGCTCCAAGTCGAAGTCCAGAACTCCGTCATCCTCGGCGACGAAGGAACGCCAGCCGCGATCCCAGACGGCAAAGCCACCCAAGCCGAAGCCGAAGCAGGCACATCGAACGAAAAATGGATGACGCCCCTGCGCACCATGCAAGCCATCGCCGCATTTAACACATCCGCAGGCATTGGATTCATGCCAGCCCCGACCGCGCCATGAGCCAGCTTGTCCAATACATCAATTTTGGCATCGCGCCAAACGCTCCCGACCAGCCTGCCTCCGGTCGGCGTCTCTACCTCTTGCCAAACGGAGACTTTGCGACCATCGACTCGACCGGCACCGTCACGCCGCTCGCCACAGATTGGGACAGCATCACCGGCAAGCCAACCGAATTTCCCCCCGAGGCCCACACGCACACCGCCAGCCAGATCACCGACTTCGCCTCTGCCGTCGTCGCCGTCTCCCCGCCCGTTGATTGGTCATCGCTCACCGGCAAGCCAACGACCTTCGCACCTTCCGCCCACTCGCACCTCAAGAGCGAGATCACCGGCCTCGATGCCGACCTCGCCGCCCTTGCCATCGAAGACACCGCCCTCGGCCAGAGGATCGACTACCTCGCCGAGAATCTGGACCCTGCCGCGCTTGATTCGATTGCCGAAGCAGCCGCCAGCATCGGATCGCTCCAGACCCAACTCGACGGCAAAGCCACCGCCGCCCAAGGCGCTCTCGCCGACACCGCGCTCCAACCCGAGCCCGTCGATTACCAAGGCGCCTACAACAACGGCGCGGACTACTCCCCCGGGCAAGTCGTCAGTTTTAATGGCGAACTCTACATCCGCATCGGAGAGCCGAACCCCGGATATCCACCGCCCGGAAGCTACTGGGCCGCCTTCGATCCCTCCGCCTCCCCCGCATTCAAGCTCTGGGTCGAGCTTTCCAAGGCCGACACGGTCCACACCCACGCCGCCGAGGATATCACCGGCCTTTCAAGCTACATCATCGCCTCGGCCCCCGGCCTGCAAATCAACACCACGGTCCGCATCGGCGACGGCACCACGACCACCTTCCCGATCGACGGCCTCGTCAGCAGCGATCCCGAGCATGTCCTCGTCGCCCTCAACGGCGTCACGCAAACCCCCACCACCGACTACCTCGTTTCGGAAGCCACCGGCACCATCACATTCGACGAGCCGCCCGCCGCCGGAATGCAGATCTCCTGCACCGCCCTCGGCCTCCGCACCGTCCAGCCCCCGATCGATCCGACCCTCTACCTCTACGCCTTCGACATCAGCGCCAACGGCCTCACCACCTACAGCGGCCGCCTCCTCAACGCCGACCGCCCCGCCGCGCCAGCACTCCCCGAGACCGCCACCACCTGGACCGTCAAGCGCAGCACCCTCAACGCCGCAGGCCAAATCCTCGCCACCGCCTCCGCCACCGGCTCGTGGGCCAACCGGGAGACCCTCGTCTACGCATGACAACGATTACCGAATCCAACATCACGCAGACGCTCGATCTCTCTTCGTTCGAACTCACCCTCCCGCCGAGCGTCGTCGAATACCCGAGCCGCTCGAGCTTTCCGAGCACCGGCAAACCGGACCGCCTGTATATGGCGATGGACGAGGGGATGCCCTACCGCTGGTCACCCTCCGCGAGCGCCTACGCCCTCATGATCCCGATCATCGATGCCGGCACTTTTTGACAATCACCCCACCACGAACAGCCCAAACAACCACCACCACCACCTAATCAGCCATGGCAAATCCAATCCTTAAAATCAAACGCGGTTCAGGCGCTCCGATCAGTCTTCAGACTGGCGAGTTGGCAATGGACCTTCAAAATTCCTCACTTTTTGTAGGAACAGCAAACGGCCCAGTCGCAATCGGCGGCAGCCACACATTCGCAACAAAGACCTTCGTCAACAGCGCGGTAGAAGCCGAAGCCGACCTGCGCAGCGCAGCGGATTCGACGCTCACCACGAACCTCGCCGCTGAAGTCACCCGCGCCCAAGGAGCCGAAAGCGACCTCGCCGACGACATCGCCGCTGAGACCTCCGCCCGCCAGTCCGCGATCAGCTCCGAGCAATCCGCTCGCGAAGCAGCCGACCTCGTTCTCGACGGCAAAATCACCACGGAAAAAGGCCGCATCGATGCGATCCTCTCCGCTTCTGACGCCGACAAGGACAGCTTCAAGGAAATCGTAGACCTCATCAACAGCGTCGATCTCACGAACGACAACGCCCTCGCAGCCGCCATCTTGTCGATCAACGACTCGATCGACGACGAGACCGCTGCCCGCATCGCCGGCGACTCCAGCCTCCAAGGCAACATCGACACCGTCTCGAGCGACCTCAGCGCCCTGACCACCCGCGTCAGCGCCGCCGAGCAAGACATCCTGGACGAGGAATCCGCCCGCATCGCCGCAGTCTCCGCCGAGGCCGCAGCTCGCGCTTCGGATGTGTCCGGCCTCGAGTCCGACATCGCCGCAGTTCAGAGCAATCTGGACGCCGAAAGCTCGACCCGTTCGACAGCCGATACCTCGCTCTCCAACCGCATCACGGCTCTCGAAGGAGCCAGCGCCGACTCCCGCCTGGACGCAGTCGAGGCCGATGTCGCCGACCACGAGACCCGCATCAGCGCTCTCGAGTCCACGATCGACGGCGGAACCTACTAACCAGCCCACCAACCCCGGCGGGGCGCTCAAATAGCGCCTCGCCACGCGGGGGGTCAAAACTCCGCAAAACAAAAACCGCCACATGGCAAACACACAAATAGTTCCCAAACTCTCGACGGTCGCGGGCAAAATCCCAACCGCCGACCAGCTCTCGCCCGGAGCGATTTCGATCAACCACACAGATCGGAAGATTTACGCCAAGCATCCGAACGGCACGGTCTACAAACTCGCCGGTGCCAAAGACGCGCCAGATCGCGTCTGGGCCTTCGACATCTCCGCCGACGGCACCACCACCTTCCTCGGCTTCCTCCTCTACTCGGACTTCCCGAACACCGGCTCGGTGTATGACAGCCCGAACTGGGAAATCTCCCGCACCATTTTCAACGCCTCCGGCACCACATCCCAAGAATCCAGCGCCACCGGCGCGTGGTCGAACAAGGGGAATTTGACCTATGCTTAGTCCTTTATACGGCCAACTCTCACCCCTCCGCGTGCCGACCACGGATATAGCCATGCTGGCCGCAAAGGCCTATATCGCTGCCGTTGAAGCCGCCGATGGTCAAAGTTTGGAATCTGGCGTGAAATCGGCGTTCACAGATTTCATCGTCGGCTGCCACAACGACGGCATCTGGTCCGCCCTCAAAGCCTCCTGCATTCTCGCAGGCGCACGCACGCTTAACGGCGCGCTTGTCCCACTTGTTGGCACGGCTCCGACCAATTCAAATTTTGTCACCGCTGATTACAACCGCAAAACAGGTCTAAAAGGTGATGGAACAACGAAATTTTTAAGTGCCAACCGAAATAATAACGCCGACCCACAGAACTCTAAGCATGTCTCGGTAAACCTTAGCGAAATGCACACTGGAACAGCTTCTCAGTGGTTCATAGCGAGCGGAGACAGCGGAGCGGGGCATTGTGCTATTTTATTCGGTTCCGCGAGTTATCGTTTCAATTCAATAAATGGCTCGGGACTAACTTCTAATGTATCGCCATCATCTGGATTTAAAGGAGCCAACCGCAACAATTCAGCCTCTTTTGAGCGCCGGAACGCAACTAGCACTTTAACAGTTACCGACCAAAGTCGAACTCCGTTAAATGCAGCATTTAATGTTTTTAGAAGGGCTTCTGGGAATTACACAAATGCCCGTCTCTCCTTCTACTCAATCGGCGAATCCCTCGACCTCGCCCTCCTCGACACCCGCGTCAGCACCCTTATGACCGACCTCGCCGCCGCAATATGACACTCGCCGACCTCATCCAACAGCCCGTGAACTACGAATCCGCGAAAGACCTCGCGCTCGTATTCTCGCCAGAACTCGCCGCGCAACTCGCCGCCGTGCAGAGCGAGCACGGCAACCCGCGCCATGTCGCCAGCCCGGTCGATCTCACCGATGGCCGCAAAATGCTGTGCGCGGACCTCCTGACCGAAGTCGGCCCCGGCGGCCTCTACTCGGGAGGGTTCGCGCATCTGCCCGCCGAACTTTTCCCACTCGTCGAAGTCCTCCCGATGTCCCAAGTCCTCCCGCTCCTGCCACAACCCGAAGAAGAAATCTAACTAACCACCACCCATGCTCGAACAAGTCTCCACCTCCGTAAAGTTCCTCGCCTTCTACACGGCGTCGAAACAAGGCAAAACCGGTCTTACCGTCACCGTTGACATCTACAATCCAAGCGGCACCCAGATCGTGACCGCAGGCAGCGCCACCGCCCTCGGCGGCGGATTGTATTCTTACACGCTAACAAGCAACAACAGCGCGGAAGGGGAGTATGCCGCCATTTTCAAAACCACCGACTCCACCGTGGACGCCCAGCACATCCCGAGCCTCTGGGTTCTCGGCCGAGCGGGAGTCGAAAACCTCGACGCCGCCACCAGCACACGCCTCGCTTCCTCGGGCTACACCGCCCCAGCGAACTCAGACATCTCGGCAATCAAGGCCAAAACCGACAACTTGCCAGCAAGCCCTGCAGCCGTCAGCGACATACCAACCGCCGACATCGCCGCCATCAAGTCCTCCACAGACAATCTCCCAAGCGACCCAGCCGATCAGAGCCTCGTTGAAGCTGCCATCTTTGGTCTCACGATCCCCAGCGTGGTCCAGATCCGCACCGAGCTAGATTCCAACTCGACCAAGCTCGCCAACCTCGACGCCACGATCTCCAGCCGCTCGACCCTCACGACCGGCGACCTGCCAAGCGTGCCAAGTGCGGCATCGGTGGCCTCAGCCGTGCGCACCGAACTGACCGAGCTTTCTAATCTGGATGCCTCGGTTTCTAGCCGACTGGCCTCGGCAGCCTACACAGCCCCGACCAGCGCCCCGACAGCCGCCGCTGTGGCTTCAGCCGTTCGCACAGAGCTGACAGAGCTCAGTAATCTGGATGCCACGATCTCCAGCCGTCTGGCAGATGCAGACTACACCGCGCCAACCTCCGCACCGAGCGCAAGCGCGGTCGCAACAGCCGTTCGCACGGAACTCGGAACCGAGCTTGGGCGCATCGACCAAAATATCTCCAGCCGTTTGGCAGATGCAGACTACACAACTCCGCCGACCGCCGCGCAAATCGCCACCGCAGTCGAAGGATCGCTCCTCAACGAAGCAGACGGACAGCAAATCCTCAACGCCCTCGTCGGCGCCATCGGCAACCAGAATGTGGACGAAATCGCCCTCGTGGCGGCCATCCGCTCCGACCTCGAGCGCAGCGGCGGAAAACTCGACAGCATCCCCACCGCTGCCGCTCCCAGCGCGGCCTCCGTGGCAAGCGCCGTGTGGAGCGCCAGCACCAAGGAAATCACCGGCGGCACGGTCACAACTCTCACCAACGCGCCCGATGTGCCCACCGAGGGTGAAATCGCCAGCGCCGTCTGGTCTGCTGCCTCCCGCGAAATCACCGGAGGCGTTGTCGATACCCTCACCAACGCACCCGCCAGCGTCACGCCAAGCGACATCTGGTCACACTCCTCCCGCACGCTCACCAGCGCAAGCGGACCGACAGCCGTGGAGATCAGGCAGGAAATCGACGCCAACAGCACCAAGCTGGATGCAGCCGTCAGCACGCGCCTCGCCGGTTCGGCCTACACCGCGCCAGCAAACAGCGATGTCGCCGCGATAAAAACGAAGACCGACGCAATCAATGTGGATCGCATCAACAACACCGCGACCACGGCCATTGTCGGTAATCTTTTAGCTCAGGCGAATAGCTAATGAGCACAGAAGTTGTCCGAAACAGACCAGGTGTAAAAATGAGCGTCGGCGAGTTCATCGCCGCGCTCGCCCTGGTGGCAACCGTATTCTCGGCATCGCAAGCCTGGTGGATTCTTCCCGAAAAAGTTTCCCGCGTGGAGGTGGAAAACGAAAAGCAGGAAGCTCGCCTGCAAAAGATCGAATCCACCGCCGCCGACCGAGCCGAGACATTGGCCCGCATCGACGAACGCACTAAGCGGATCGAGCAAATCCTCGCCAACCGCCCGTGAGCCTTTGACACCCAGCCGCGAAGCAATGAAAGCAATCCTCTTTGTCCTCGATCGTCTCAGCGAAAACAGCACCTGGCGCGGCCTGATCCTCGTCGCCGTCGCCCTCGGCGTGAAGATCGAGCCCGAACTTCAAAACCAGATCATCGCCGCCGGACTCGGCCTCGTCGGAACGATCAACATTTTCCGCAAAGGGAAATAATGAACCCCAAACAGGTCGCCGCCGTGCTCATGATCCTCGGCTGGCTCTTCCTCGCAATGGCATTCCTCACCTCCTGCGTGGCCGTCCCGATGCCTCCCTTCGGCGACCGCATCGGTGAAGCTGGCACGCTTCACATCCGCGCCACGGTCCGCTTTGAGCCACGCCTGA